CCGAATCAGAACCTCCTGAAATATGGATTCCGTTTTAAAGAACCTCATAGTGTATCACTTGAGTAGACAAATTGACATTGGCACGTCATTTGGTATTGAGCCGGCTGATTATGTTGATTGGGTTAAACTTTTCCTTATGAAGTTTATAATAGAACATACAGCCAGGTTTGCCGATTTTGCCACTATTCACACGACGATGTTGTTGGTGTTAGGCACAGAAGATACTGAATATGTGGAAAAGGACACTCCATTCGTGGAGATTGACCCCTTTTACCTTCCGTATGATGATCTTGATGTGGATTACACTTCATTGCGTGTGTTTGGTGATGAGAACCAATCCTGTTCCGACCGAGATGAGCTGAGCGACTTTGTGTCGAACATCTCACATGTCCCCGAAGGTGTTTCTTGGGGTAGTGAATCAGATACTTCTTTCGTAGAGCATCTTGAAGAAATTCAAGAGATACCTACGAAAGCAGTTCATATTGATGAACCGGTCGAAGAAATTCCGTTTGACGATGATGGTAAGATCGTTGACGATGTTTGGATTGATGCCGAGCTGTCTACAGCTCCGGAAGTTTCCTGTGATGCCGATATTCGCACTTGTGGTTTCGTTTCGTATGCCTCGGGAAGTTCCAAGGTATCGAGATGGACACCGAAGGTGAGTCAGGTTAAACCCGACCCTTCTGTAATTCAAGATGCAGTCGATGAAATTTTTCCCCACCATCATTCTGTCGATGATAAATTCTTCCAGGAATGGGTTGAGACCCATGATATAGACCTGGAAGTCACGAGTTGTGATCTAGATTTGTCCACATTCAATGATTGGACGAAAGGAACTGATACTCGTTTGGTACCGAATATGAATGTTGGGGGGTTGTCCCACAGGGTTCCAACTCAGCGTGAGGCTTTGTTGGCCATTAAGAAGAGGAACATGAATGTTCCTGAACTTCAAAGCAGTTTTGATCACGATGATGTTTTAAACCGGTGTGTTAATAGATTCATAACACACGTCGTCGATAAGACTCGTTTATCAAAACTGAACCCGATATCCGGTGAAGAATTATATTACTTCAACCGATATTTGGAGAATAAAAATCCACCCTTAAGTGAATACAAGGGTCCGGTGCCATTGGTGGCTTTAGACAAATATATGCACATGATAAAGACCACCTTGAAGCCAGTGGAAGAGGATAACCTCCACATAGAACGACCGATTCCTGCTACTATCACTTATCATAAGAAGGGGGTTGTTATGATGACATCCCCTTACTTTTTGTGTGCAATGGTGAGGTTGCTTTATGTGTTAAAGTCAAAGTTTATTGTGCCAACTGGAAAATACCACCAGATATTCCAAATGAATCCCGAGTTGTTAAAACACTCGAAAGAATTCAAGGAAATCGATTTCTCAAAATTCGACAAATCTCAAGGTCGATTACATCACGATGTGCAGTTTAGACTGTTTTTAGCTCTTGGTATACCGGAGCATTTTGTGACCACGTGGTTCAACTCCCATGAAAGAAGTCACATTAGAGATCGTGATTGTGGAATCGGATTTTCCGTTGATTATCAACGAAGAACTGGTGATGCATGCACATACTTGGGAAACACTCTCGTTACGTTAAGTGTCCTTAGTTATGTGTATGACCTGTCTAATCCGAACATATTGTTCGTTGCCGCAAGTGGTGATGATAGTCTTATTGGATCTAAAGAACCTTTACCGCGTGAAAAAGAGGATTTGTGTGTGTCCCTTTTCAATTTTGAAACGAAGTTTCCTCACAACCAACCTTTCATTTGTTCAAAATTTTTGTTGGTTGTTGAGTGCGATGATGGTTCAGAAGAAGTTTTGGCAGTTCCCAATCCTCTAAAACTTCTTCAAAAACTTGGACCTAAAAATCTCCAAGTCACAGTTTTGGATGATTATTATCAAAGTCTTTGTGATATATTGTGGGTTTTTAATGATGCCGACGTATGTCGAAGAACCGCCGAATTGGCGGAATACAGACGTTTCAAGGGAACCAAGAAGTGTCTGTTTCTAGAGTCTGCTCTGTTAAGCTTACCTAGCTTAGTGGCGAACAGGATGAAATTCATTCGTAGAACTGTCAATTTAGAAAGTTCTAAAGTTTGTATTCGTAGCGATGTTTATTCCGATCTTGTTCCTCACTTTGACTCTCGTGTCAGCAGATGTGATGACTCTAAAGGAGTTCGAAACTCAACCTCCGGTGGCAGAAAGTCATCCGAGTGTGCCTCCGTTGAATTCGGTGAAACCGAATATCGCGGAGAAGCCCGGGGTAAACTTAAACCCCGGAGAAACCGTAAATGTGAAGGCGGAACAGCCCAATACAATCAATCCAGTGGAGTTGAAACTGGAAGAACGAAGTCCTCCCGGAAGGGTAGGATCAAATTGCATTGATTGTGCTATTTCCAACTTGCCGGAGGCTATGTTCTCCGTCAAGGTTCCGAAGTTGAATATCAACTTCGAAGTGTCTGATTTTCCGTCATCAAGGTTAATATTTGCCTCGTTAGCCCAAAGAGTGAAGTCTATTCCCTTTATTGAATCTCTGAGTTTTCCCAGTGATATTCAAAGGATGCAACTTCGCGCGTTGGGTGACGTAGAAGTCCTCATCGCAATTCCAAAATATGGTTGGAAACAGATTTTGAAATTGTCCGATGTGGTTTCCGGGTTTGATATCCCGAAGATCCCATCCATAGCTCCTAAGGTGGAGTCATGTGTTGGTGATTGTCTAAATTCTTGATTTGGACATTCCTCTCTTTGAGAGATGCCGCTTTAAGCGATGATGTCAGTGGAAGGGCGAAACATTTGCTTCTCTATGTTTCCCACTGATTTTCTAGTTGTATCTAATGATACAACTAATGCC